CCAGCCCATTTGCTTCGTTATATTGCTGTCTAAATTCTGGGTCTGTACTTTTCAACGTAAATACTGTAGAAGCAAAAGATTTTGCTCCATTTTTTAAAGCATCTGCTAAAATTTTTTGATATTTTGTTCCTATCATTTTTTCGACTAAACTAGAAGAATTTGATGCAAATTTTTTAGCTGCTTCTTCTGCTCTTTGAATATTCATGTAAATATTTGTAGCGTGCCTAGGACCTTCTTGTCTAATTTGCTGACCAAGATAAACTCCACCTGCAACCCCTAGTGCATTGGCTGTAAAATGATCTACTCCTTGACTTTTAGCTAATGCACTTATCAACATTCCACCTGGAGCTCCTGTGAGCATTGGTGCAGAACCAGTACCTACATCTTTTGGACTTTCCATTAGCTTTCTGCCCTCAACTCTAAGTAAATCTTCTGGAGTTACTTTCCCACCTTGCGGAAGGATAGTATTAAGTCTTTGCAGGTTTCTATCTCTTTCCATAGACATACCAACTTTTTTATTGCTACGATCAAATAATAAAGATTGCAATTTAGATTCAGATACTGGAGATCCAGCAATTTCTTGTTCGGATGCAGTTTCCCAGTTTATTCCAGAGTTTGGTTCTCCTACTGATTTTTTTATAAACTTTCCTCTATTTACTAATCGTTCAGCTTCTCTCATATACTTATCAAATCCAGGGACATCTTGACCAACTTCTTTGCGTAAGTCTGCTGCAATCTCTCTGTAAATTTTTGTTATTTCTGGAGAAGTTCCTTCTTTATAAGATTTTGTTGCCATGTCTTGAAAATCTTTTATTAGTTTTGATACCTGATTTCCGTCCATAGGAATGATATTTTCATTTTCATCCTTAAAAGCATTTTTATAAAAATTGACATGACTGTTTAATTCTGCTTTTATTGCTTCTGAAGATTTGCTTGATATTGGAATGTCTTTAATTCTTTGCTCAAGTTTTGATGCTACCTTTAATGGATCGTATTGATACCCTTCTTCAAGTAAATGATTTATAGCTTCCTGTTTATTTAGTTCAGCATCTTTAAATAATCTCATTTGCTCAATCATTGGTTTCTTTTGAGAAATTTGCTCACGAATCAACTGTTCGCTGGCTGGGTATCCTTTTTTAGTAATTTCTTTTGCAATATTAGGATTCTTCTGAATGAAATCAGACAATGGTTTTGTAGTTCCAGTAAAAAATCTTGTGGCACTTCTTGCGGTATCGGCTGCTTTTTGTGGGATTGCAGCAATAGCTTCTGGAGCTTTTGACATCCCAGCACCAATCAATCCACTCATTGCTATGTCTCCACTATCACCGCCTTCTATTGCTGACTTTAAAGCATTAGCACCGCCATACAAAGCTGGTTCTGCATACTTTGTAGCTGCTGTTGTTATGGCTGGTATATTTTTTAATCCCTGTGCTGCTTTTGAAATGCCAGTTCCCAAACCAATTTCTCTTGCTACAGCAGCAGTTCCGTATGTTACTGGGTTTTTTTCTTGTGCTTTTTCATATAATTGTTTAGATAAATTTTCTGCTTCTTGGTCTGACATATCCATTGCATATTGTTTTTTATATAAATACTTTAAAACTTTAGGAGCAAAAAAAGATTCTCCAGCATTAAGAACATTAGTCCCTCCAAGAATCATTGAAGCAAACGGAGAGACATTTTCAGGTGCAGCAACTTCAGGTTTTTCTAATTGAACATCAGCTTTGGATTGAGGAACTTTTGTGTTTTTTAAATACTGATTTTCTAATTCATCCAGTTTTTTTAATCTTTCTTCTTGTGAAATTTCAGGCATTATTCGTCTCCCTCTTCACCGATTACATCAAATCTATTTTCATAAAATTGATTTATTTGTTCTTTTGAATATCCCATATCTCTAAATTTTGAATATGAATTCGCATCACCTTGACCAGCTTTTTTAACTAGAGTCTGGAATCTGCCTATATCTCTAGCAAGTCTTGGATCAAATTTTTTAACTAAATATTGATTTTTTTCTTCATCATCAAATCCTCTTAAAACTGCATTTGCTTGTGATATTATTTGAGAGTTAGGTTTAAAAGCATTTGTATATGCTGTTGGGTCAGCTAGTAATTGATCTACATAAGTTAATACACCAGCATCCAATGCTCCAAGCACATCTTTTCTTTTAATTATTCCAGCAAACCTTGTTCGCATTGTTTGTAATTTACCTCTAATTTCAGCATCAGTTAATATACTAAATCTACCTTTTTTGCTTAAAATATCTTTAAATTCATTTACGAGATCTTTAGCATTTTGTACATCACCAGAATAAGAAACTAATTCTGATATATCTTTTTTAGATATTCCAGCCTGTTCTAATTGCTTTTCGTTTATCCTTCCTAATGGATTTTTATAAGCAAATTCTATATTTTTTCTTTTTTGATCTAATTTTTTTAATTCTATTATTTCATCTCTGTATTGTTTCTCTTGTTGTAATCCAAGCCTTCTTGTCTTATCATTCATAGATGCAATATTAAGTTGAGTTTTTCTTAGTGCATCCGCAATAGATTTTCTATCAGTTAAACTTTTTGCTTCTAACCTAAAATCCTCAATTCCTTTTATTACATTTGCTTCTTGTGCTAAAGTCATATCAGGAGGAATTAACTTTTTAAAAGAAGGGAATCTTTTTATCAATTCTTTTCTAGCCAGTTTAGCCTGTGGATTATTTGGATCATTTTGTGAATTTGATAATTCTAATTCTTTTTCTTTTTGTTTGATTGTATCTATTTGAGCATTTTTTGTTTCAGTTGCAATTTCTGATTTTACTTTTTGTTCTTCAAGTTGCAATGGAAACATTTCAGCTTTTCTTTTTTCTTCCGCTTCTTTTAATTTAAGTTCTTGCCCTTTATATTTTTCGTCTACCATCCCTTTTCCAACTTCTAACTGAAGTTTATTTTCTTTATTTGCAACTTCTCTTTCTTTAAATTGATTTTGTATTTTTAATTTTTCTGCTTCTATGTAATCAGGAACACGTATTCCAGGCACATCTTTTGGAATTTTTATTTTATATTGATTTTCGGCTGCTTCTCTTGCCTGTTTAGAGAAAGATGAGTTAGGATCAAATTTAGAAATTTCAATTTGCTTTTGTGCTGTTTCTAAAAGTTTATCAAGTCCAGCATCACGAAAGTTCTGTGCGGTCATTTTACCAAAACTGTCACCTAACTTTGCGGTTACGTCTGGAAGCATTTTTGCAAACAAATCTCTGAATTGTTGATTGTATGGATTGTTTGGATTGGTTGCCATATCAAATTGCAACTCTTCTTGTCGCTGTTTTTTATTTGCAATGATTGCTTGATTATATCTTGACAATGCTTCTGAAGCGTCTCTGCCAGCTATCCCAGCACCTATGGCAGTACCGAAACCCCCAAGCCCTACTCTGTTTTCACTTGCCCAGTCTCCTACATCACTTGCAGCTTTTGAAATTCCTTTGCCAAGACCACTTGCAACATCAGAAATTTTTTCTCCTCCAGTTTTAAGCAAATTTCCAGCAGGGTTAAATATTTTTTCATTTACCCAATCAAAGGCACTTGATTCTTTTTTTGGAGCAAGTAAATTCCCAACATTTTGTTCTACTTCATTGATAGTATTAATTCCAGCTCCTAATGGATTTGGTTGTACTGTTGGTACAGCGAGAGGAACATCTGATTGAACTGGAGTTTTCCCAAGTCTTTCATCCATTCTAGAAAGAGCTTGATTTTGCCTATCCAATGCAGCTTGATATCCAGGATCGTTTGGATATACTGGCTGTCCAGTTTGATCTCTTGGTAATTTGTTAATATCTATTGCTGGCATTGTTATCTCCTATGCTTACATTTTTGGTTCTTTTGGTTTAGTATTAGGATTTGCAGCAGCATATTGACCACCCCAATAACTTCCGCCCTGTATTGCAGAACCTAATAAACCACCCCAGAACTGTTGGTTAGCAGCAGCATTTTGAGCTGCAACATTTGCTTGATTGCCAAGACCTTGTTGAGCCATGCTAGCTTGGTTAGATTGCATTGCATATTGTTGCATTGGTTTTTGTGTTACATTGTATTGTGTTGCTTGGTTTTTCAAATCAGTGTTTTGTTGTGCAATTTGATTAGTAGCAGCAGTATTCATGTTTGAAATATTTTGTCTATTTCTCCAGTCTTCCATACCAGCAGTATTTGACATTTGAGTATTGTATTGATTTATAATGTCTTGAGCTTGTGCTGCATTAGATAATTGACCGTATTGCTGCCCTTGTAAACCGCTTGCATATGCACCTTCTGATTGCAATGCTTCAAATGCTCTTTGTGCTGCCTGTCCAGCAATATTAGAACCAGCTAAAAATCCAGCTTGAGACGAACCCTGTTGAGCATTAAGTCTCGCTGCCAATTCTGATCCACTGCCAGCCAATCCTCTTTGTGCCATGTTTTGAAGAATTGCTTCCTGGTTCCCTCTGTTTTGCTGATTGATCTCATTTTGTACATCTGCAAGTCTTGCTCTATCTATTGCCGACATGCCTTCTTGAGAGTAATCACCCAGTTTAGAGAGTACATCTTCTTGCGTGCCATAAAGACTTCCAAGCCTATCGTTGCTTAGTATTGCTTGCAATTCAGTATCAGAAAGTGATTCTGGATCAAACATTTTTGTTGCCGTAAAAGCTGTGGGTGCTGCATACTGTTGAAAACTTAAATCCTGCAAATCAATAGGTCGTGAGCCGTAAACTCCAGCCATAGTAGCCATAGAGCCTAAATCTGCACTATTCCCACCCCCACCAAAGTTGGAAAATGTTCCTAGATAATTGTTTAAATTTAATTTATTTCCTATTCTATCTGAAAGCCAGCTCATATACTACCTCCTAAAAATTCTTGAAGCCCTTCCCAGCCACTTAATTGCTGGAGAGCCTGTAGTCTCGCTATTTCATTTGGGTCTAAAGCGGAACTAACAGTATTTGCATTTTGTAATTGCGATTGGTATTGATTATATTTATTAGACTCTACTGCTTTTTGCAACTCATTTTGCTGTTGTTGTAATGGAGTAAGGGAAGATTGAATTCTCCCCATTAAATTTTGCCTGTTAATTTGATTAGCGTCTACGTATCTTCCCCCGACCATTGTTGTATCCCCAATATAAGCTACATTGGGATCAGCTTCGCCTAGACCTGGCAATAAAACTCCAGTTCTTCTTTGCCCTCCAGATGCGTTTATTTCATCTTGAAGCATTTTTCTTATTTGCTCATTTGATAAATTGGTAATATTATTTAAAGTATCTTGCCTTTGCTGATATTGCTGAGAAACATTTTGAAAGTTTTGATTTGCCTGATTAAAAGCATTTCTTTCTGCCTCTATGTCCGATATTCCAAGCCTACCAGCTATTTTTTGACCTGCTCTATTCCTATCAATATTGCCGAGAGAATTTATGTAATTTTGTCTCTGAGTATCAGAATAGCTTTGCAATTGATCCGGAGCAATCTGATTATATGCGTTTGATATTTCTTGAATATCTGGCTGTGGATTTACTTGCATATTTTGAGCAATTGTGTTTGCAGTTTGCAATGCTTTTTGTCCTGGCTGTGTTTGGTTTACTAAAAATCTAGTAAGCCCTACCTCTCCCATAGTTTTTGCTGAAGGATTTTCTCCAAATCCACGTAAATATGAGGATAAAGTTTTACCCTGTCCTAGATTTGATAAACTTTCTTTTTCTTTATTGTACCCAGTTTTTGCTGAGTTTATGTTTTGAATTGCTGAATTGTATTTATTTTGATAATCTGTATTTCCAGTTCTTAAATTTGTAGCATTTTGAATATCAGATTGAGATAAAGACGGTCTATTGAAATAATCTTGAAACTGACTTCTTGCCTGGCTAAACTCTTGTGCTACTGGTTTATTTTGATTTACTGTTTGCTGAAATTGGTTTTGAGCTGTGGATGCTTTGTTTTGCACATCGGATTCTATGGCACTTCCTAAATTTTGAGAAGCACCTTGATTCGCTGTAATATAATCAGACAGATTAGTAAACTGCCCAGAACCAACTGATTTAGCATTTGATTGTGGAGATTGAGGAGAAATTATGCCAGATTGTCCTCCGCCAAGAACTGGAGTAGATTCCATTTCATTTGGTTTTCTTTGTGATGCGTCTATTATATTTGGCATATCATTCTCCTATATCAGCAAAAAAGTAAAATTATAAGTTTTGGAGTTTTCTAATCCAGAAATATACTTTATATTTATAGTTCCATTATTGTCTTCCCAAGTAGGAAAAACTCCATTTGTAAAAATAGAATTTTGGGACTCTACTGCTTTCCCTATTATAAGTAAATTTACTTTTCTTGCTAATGTTCTTTTAAAATTTACGGAAGGGAATTCTCCACTATTATAATTTGCTGTAGTTATAATTTGCAAAGAAATAATCTGGCTTGCTACATTTTCAGGCAAAGTTATATTTCTATTAAATGAAGTATAAATTTGCTCGATAAAACTATTTAAAGGTTCAAGCAAATTATCTACCCATTCAGGAATATCATTTCCTCCCAAATCTGCTCTTGTTATTTTTTTAGTTGCTGGTAGTACTGCCATTTTTAAACCTTTCACTCATGTTTTCAAAAATTAAAGACATTCCCTGGAAAGCAAATTTTGATCTTCCTTTCCCGCTTTTTATTATTGGATATATTATATGTGCTCTAGAAATATTTCTTGGCACGTATGTTCTTACTACATAATTATCAATAACAGCTTCACCCCAAGTAGATTCCCCCCAGGTAAACTCTCCCCATGTTCCATACGATTCATCTGATACCATTTCAATGAATTCTGGCTCATTAGAAAAATTGCTTTTAAATCCAATGTTAAATGTTTCAAAATCTGCAAATCTAAAAAACATTGAAACTTCTCTCCAATGTTTTAAGATGCCTGGATTTTCTGCGGATTGCTGCGACCATTCTACATATATATTTATTGGATCGTAAACAATTGCAGCACCAGCTTCCCAAGTATAAGCATTTTCTACAGTAAGGACATTCCCGGCAATATCAGTTATTAGACTATATTGTCCTACTTGTTCTAATATCATTCCGACATGCAAATTAGAAGAATCTGTAATAGTCACATTTAATCCAGAATAAGAAACTATAGTTATGTTAAATTCATTGTCCGCATAATCGGCAATATTATAGTTTCTTCTTTCTATATATAAATTTCCGTTTACGTCTCCCATGTATAGTAGATTATTATTTCCTACTAATCCGCAAGACCTTTCCAATTCCCATTCAGTCCAGGCATTAGTAAAGTAATTATAAACAAATGATCTCGTACATTGAGTATCGGTTTCATATTTTTTTACAAACAATAAATACTTTCTATCAAAATCATAACCTACTCCAAAAGAAGAAATTTCAAAATCTTGTATGTTTTTTGCATCAGAGATTAAGTTTTCAATTGGTCTTGATAACACTTGGATTCCATTATCAGATATTGAAGTTAACCCTTGATCGGTATCGCAATAAATAGTAGAATCTACTAATACTGCTGTATCAGCTCCTGTAAAGTTTATCGCATTATCAAACAATGAAACACGGAGAGAAAATGGATCTTCTCCTATGATTCTATAAATACTAAATTGCTTTAAAACAAAAACTGAATCTTTTAAAGGAATTATTCTTATGATTTCTTCGTTTGCACTTCCACAGTCTAAATAATTTACAATCGGCACTGCTTCTGGCTGTTGTAGTTTAGAAAAGAAAACTCTGTTAGGGAATTCATCGTTTGATGAGTTTATTAAGTTTGCAGAATTAATTGGAGTAAAAGCACCAACTCTAGAACAGGAAAATGAAAACTCATTTGCTGCTGTAGATAAAGTTTCAAATAATATCTTTCCAGGCAATTCATTGTATCCAGAAAGATAAAATCCATTTATTGTAGAGCTATATTTATTTACGCAATAGATTAAAGATTTGGCTGTATTTCTAATATTTTCTGCTGGATCTGGGCTGGATGTGTAAACAGTAAATTGATTTGTCCCTGGGCTTGTAGATGCTACTGCATTAAATGTTTCACTGTTTATGGTAATTGAATCACCTATTTGAACCCCGTTAGGAGATCCAGACGCTATTAAAGTAGCAAACAATCGTTGTCTGGTTTTTGTATTTGCAAAGAAAGTCATATTTTTAAAAGTGCAAATATCCTTGCATAATGGTGGTTGTTCATTAGCCTGCAAAATCCCTTCTTGCCCTGGAGATGTGTATAAATATGCTCCCATTAGTATTGGGTCTGTAATATCAGTAATAGTAAATTCTAGATTAGATATTTCTAAAGCTGAAGGAATTCCTTCATAAACAAGTTGTAAATCGTCTGAAGGTTCAATGTTTTTATCTACTATTGAACTTCTATATATTTGATAAAAATACTCAGAAGTAATTGCATCTGGGATTTGGTAAGTTAAAGAAACATTAAATGATCCAGAACTACCAGAGCCAGAAACTACAGTTCTTCCAGATGGAGTACCTAGTAATAAATTATTATTAGAATCTCGGAATCCCCATACAATTCTGTAAGCTACTGCTTCGTTATGCTGTAGCCATCCAGTCCCAGAAGCCGATACTGCTACGGCAGTTCCATCTAATGCTTTAAAAATACCAGAATCAGAAAGAGTTGAATCAGTAACTGAAGCAAGTTTTTTTACTCCTGTTATCGTTGCAAAATATATGTTTTTATTTGAAAAAGTAGATTTTATTTTAAGACCAGAAAATCCAAAATAATCTCCAGTATAATCTTGAAAATCATAGTTACTGTTTGTTTGATATGAAAGTTTATTGCCATTCCAAACAATCAATTTATTTTGAAATTCATAAATTTGTTTTACTGGATTATTAAATGTTTTTATTATATATTGCCCACGTCTTGACTCAAGAACTCCGCCTCTATCTATAACTACATTTTTGGCTTCTATAAGAGCTCCCTCTGGAATTTCAGAAAGTTGATTAGGGTTTGTATATAACCCAGAAATTTTTAAATTTAACTTTTGAGCCATTTACATAATCCAATTTCTAATTTTATTTACATTTTTAATTTTCCTGACTGGGTATTCATTTCTATTACTTATTAATAGCATATTATCCATTGCCATTTGTTGATATGTGGCTGCCGATGCTTGGAAAGCATTATAGTCGCCCATAGATTCCATTATTCGAACTTCTACAGCTTGCACAAGCAAAGGAATGATTTCTTGTGGTATTTGAGGAAAAGCAGAACTCCCTTCTAGGCTTACATAATCTCCAATACTTACAAGTGTAGTTAACGGGATGACTATTGTAGTGCTTGTCGTGCTTGAAATATTCGTATTTAGATTTATTACAAAAGGAGAATTTTTGCTAACAATATCAATTGAAGTTCCATTGCTTAATGCAGTGGGGTCTACATCCACAGTCAAAGTAGTTGAAACCGAATCGCTTGAAATGCTAGTAACTTTATAATATAAATCAGTTATGTTATTAGGTCTTTTGTAGTACGATATTTTTATCGTATTGCTCATTATTGGTTTTGGGTAGAAAATTATTTTATTGTTGAATATGTAATATCCATGAACAGTAGATACTAAATTATTATAATCCAATCTAGGTTGCTGATTTAATTGGATTCCGTCATTCCAAACGGAAACTGATTTAATCTTAGAACCAATTGAATCTGGAGGAATTAAATATTCTTTTGTACTACCATCTGCTAAATAAGATTTTTCAGCCAAGAAATAGTCTTCCATAATAGATGCAATGTATGGAACTATTTTATTTTGCAATTCCTCGTTTAAGAAATTTATTAAATCAGAATTTGTATATAAAGTCTGATTGTCTGGGATTGAACTTTTTCTAGAAACCTGTTCAATTAACCCAGCACAAGTAAAATCCATTTTACATATTTCCCTGGAGTCGTTTTCTTAGTCTACCAAGAGAAGAATTTGGATCTTCTTCCTCTTCAGGAATTTCCTTTTCTTCAGACATACTTTCTTCTTCCATAGGTTTTGCTTTAATAGAAACCATAGTTACTTTTTTTGGCATACCTTCTTCTTCCATTGATTCTTCTTCTGGAGACACCATATCATTTAGTTCCATTTCATCCATTTCATTTATAATATCTAAAATAGCTTTTAATTTAGATTTTATATTCATTTCATTATCCATTGTTGTCTCCTGTTATGTTTGGCAATATAGTCCATATTGGTGTTGGCTCAGTAGGAAATATTGGATCTTCCACTGGGTTTATGATTAGATTTCTTAATTGGCTTCTATATGACTCAAACTCTGATTTATTATTTATTTTTACGTCTGGCAGTACAGACCAATCTGAATTTGCAATAAGTTGTTTTGCTTGGTCTTTGCAGTTTTGTTTTTTAAATTCTGATAATCTTTTTTGATCTACTACAATCATTGAACTGCCCATCCTTTATACTCTGGATATTTCTTATAAAATTCATCTTTTGTAAGACCTACCCCATCTGCATTGTCTTTATTGATTTCCATAGTCCAAAAGTTTCTTGTCTCACGTGAAGGAAATTCTGAGTCTTCTATTAGTTTATAATATAATCCACTAGGCACGTCTTTGTCTGCTATAATTTTAATATCAATATCAATTGCAGGAATAAGAAATTTCAATCCTTCGTTGTCGTTGTATGCTATTCTCATCTTACCACCATTGAACAAACAGTAGGCTCATCATAAAATGCCCCACTAGCATTTGAAATATTTATTGTATAATTTGAAGTTGTAAGACTGGAAATTCTGACACCTGTTATACTAAATGTATTTACTCTAGTACACTCTGATACTACGGAATAATTTGTATCTGGCATAGCAGTTGTAAAATTTACAGTATAATCTCCAGTCCCATTATCAGTAATACTAGAAACATTTCCACTTGCTCGAATTGCTACCGTGCCTGCACCATTAAAATTCACCCACGCACGACATAAATATCCATTATCAAGTTGGGTATTGTAGTCTGTTCCTACTTGGCTTTCATAAACTGCCTTGATCTGTCCAGTAGGTTCTATTCTAAATCTTGAATTTCCATTGGTTATAAAATCAAGAGTATCGGCTGCACTTCTTCCTATGCCTGTATTTGTATCTCCTGTAAATGATAAGACTGGAGTATTGGCTGTCGTGTTGTCGTCTAAATATGTGACACCTCCAACAGTAATATCTGTCCCGACAAATAACTTTTTAGCAATCCCTACTCCACCTGCCGTCTTCAATGCTCCATCTGTACTATTTGTTGCGTCAGTAGTATCTGTAAAATTTCCAGTAGCACCATTTAATCCAGATGTAGCAGTAATGCTTCCTAAACCAGTAATGTTTCCATTTACAGTAAGAGTTCCAGAGAAAACTACGTTGTCTGGCAATTTTGCACCAACAGAAATCCATTGAGTTACCGATAAATCGTAGTATTGAAGTACTTTAAGATCAGTATTAAATATCAATAAAGAATTCTCTGGAGAAGTAATTGCGTTTCGTTGAGCAGTAGTCATTCTGGGAATGAGAATACCTTTAGATGTGCTACTTATATCGATTACAGCATTTGCTAATGGGCTAAGAGTTCCTCCTAACCCAAGTTTAGTTAATGCTAAAGTTACCGCAGAAGCCCATCCTCCAGTTTGACTACCCCAGCCAGTATTAGCTTTATCACCCTGGCTGGGATATTGGTAAGAGTTACCGTCTACTATTAATGGAAATGACATTGATTATGGTAGATTAAATCCAGTGATTTTGATTGATCGAGCTGGAGCAGTACAGATGATTGCTTGATCGGTGTACATTCTTACCTCAAAACCAGCATAACCATCCAACTGCAAGAAAATCTTTCCTCCCATGCCTGGAGTTTCCATAGTAAAATCAGTAGAACCAACTCTCATAAAGTTTTTAAGATTCAACAAGAAAATCTCACCTTCTTTTATGATTGGGTGTGGTTCTAAAGAAATTACTCCATTAGAAGCAAAAATCTCAATTGTTTTAAAACCTTGCTTTGCATCGGGACCGAAAGAAGAATCAAATCTTCTATTAGCCATAAGATCATTTGTTAGCTTAGTAAAAACATTCGGAGAACAGTAAGCAGTTACATCTTCTCGCAATCCTTGAGCCACAGCAACATCAACAGATTTACGGAGATGGTCAATAGTTACGTCTCCAGAGGCAGTATATTCTACACCTTTCCAGAGAGGATAAACACTTGGGTTAATCCCAAACAAATCAGTAGTTTCTGTAATAACTTTGTCAATTCCCAAGAATTCATTGCTGGACGCAAAAGTATCTTCTGACATTCCATAGAACTGAATTAAGCCTTTATTTGTAGTAAAAACAGTTCCAGTAAGAGAAGTAATGTCTGGAGCACTTGCAGAAACTTTTAATCGCTTGTTTGCGATATCGACAGCTTTTACAGTATAACCACCTTTTGATCCAATCAATACTCCTGCGGAAGTGTAAAGAGTCAACTTTGCGTCAGTTTTTGCCGACCACATACCAACACTCCAGGAAGCAGCCACAATGTTTATGTAGCAATTAGTTGAGTCAATTGCAGTAGTGCTATTGATTTTGCCTTTTTCTGATCTTCCGTAAAGAAGAGATATTTCAAGTCGATCGCTGGCAGAATCCATCATGTTTTCGAACATGGTTGTCGTTGCGTCAGCAAAGGCTTCCTTGTTAGAAGTAGCAGCAGCAGCCGTTTTATAAGCTATTCTAGATTGTAATAGAATTTCAGCACCTTTAACTTTAGCAGCTTTGGTTGCCATTGGGATCGCACCATTTAAAGCAAATGCAGTGCCATCGGTATTGTAAGTAAAACCCTGTTCGTTTTGGAGAGCTACGTCAATGTGGAATTCATCCCCTAGCTTTTTACGTCTTTCGAATGCGAGTTTCTTTAATATTTTTGCATTGTCTGGGATTAGTTTGGTTAAACTATCACCATAAATTCTTTTGTAAAAACCGTCTAAGTTTGCTAGGTTAATCGCACCTGGAGCTGAAGCCATATTATATACCTCTTTTATTTATTTTTAAGTATATAGGCTCCGATGGAACTTTGTTAAGGAAATGCCCCCTTTGTGGAGGCTAGTTTTAAAATTAGGGAAAAAACAAACGAAAAATTAAATTCTCGATCTACGTTTTATTAGTTCTTTAAACTCTTCCCGTGTCAAGTATTTTTTTTCATCAAGTTTAGTTTTTTTAGGAACTTGTTCATTTTTTGAAGAAGACTGAAATGGTTGTGGTCGTTTAATCTTTTGCAATTCCATCTGTCTGATTCTTTTTGTTCGGCTTTCACCCAAAAAAGCAAATAGTTGGTCATCCGACAAGTTATCAAAAATTTCCTGGTTCATTTTTTCAAGATCAGCTTTAACCAAAGAAACAATTCTTTTTACTGGGACATCTATGTTTTGCTGAGTAGCTCGCATCATATAGTATCCAATTCTTCTAACTACATCTGGAGTTTTAGGCACATCGTTTGCGTCTAGTTCTTCTATAATCTTGGATGATATTTCCTTTTTATGCTGCTCGGTCATATAATCCATTTGAATTTGTTGCTGCCTTGTTCTTTCTTCCTGAAGCTGCCTTTCTAAATCTTCTTTTTCTCTTTGAAGTGCCAGGGTTCTTCTCTGTTCTTCTGGCATCAATTCTTCTTCTATGATCTCTGTTAAGTACTTTTCGCTAAACTTTTTTGGGTCATGCCCAGCTCTTTTAAGCAATTCGGCTGGGTTATTCTTTAAAAGCTCTACGAAATCATACATCAACTTATCGTTTCTTTTATACTTTTCAGTGTTTAAGTCTGCTTTTTTGTGAGTTTTGTATGCGGAAAGTGCAGTTTTCCATTCCCTTTCGGTCATTGGATCATTGTCTTTTACCCCATAGAATTTTTTTAGCATTGTTTCGGACACTTCAAGTTGATGACCGTCAACATCAATAATTGTTTTTCTTTCTACGTATGGTTCTGGTGCTGGAGTTTCTTCTTCGCTGCCGAAATCGTCTTCGGTAGCAAAATCATCAACTTCTGTAGATTCAGATTCTTGAGAATCAAATTCTTGCTGTTCTGTTTGTTGCATATTATTAACCTTCTTGGTAAAAATCTTTTCTTAAATATTTTGGTACAGGGTAAAAACAGGATTTATCTTTTTTATAATTAAACTCAGAATAATTTTGCAACAAAGATGGGATTGCTAAAAATCTATAGCAATTATTTGATTTTATGCAATCCGCATTTTCGCACATGTAAATATCAGCCACTTAATTGCCCTCCGCTTGGAATTTCATATTGCTGTTTATTCATTGGATTTTTTGGCATTGAAGGCATTTTGGTATTGTTTCCTGGCTCTGCCTGTTGTGCATTTTTTACATTCTGAACACTTCCTTTAGAATCAGGAGGTTGTTGAGGTGCAATCGGAGGAGGATAATTTAACATTCCGAACAAAATCGGATTTCCTGTTGCTGCAAGATTTGTGTGTTCCATTATATGATTTAATACTGTTTGAACTATCATTGGGTTTTTTCGTGCTTCAGGAGAGTCCAATAAGGTTTTATGTTCTTGAACATGGAGTGAATGATTATCCGTCATCAATGCTTGAACTGGGATTCCGTCTTGCATTGATTCGTTTTCCTGTGATATTAACATCATTTGACGCTGTTTTGGATCTGTGATGTTATCTATTCTTCCAGTAGTGATCGCTTGAATATATTGGTCTGGAGAAGAAATCATTCCATATTGAAGAAGGGTATCCGCAATCTGTGCTTTTCCGGCAATCGTTTTAGATAAAGGATTTCCGATATCTACAATAATTCTAGAAATATTGCTCAAATCATCTTTTTTGAATTCTCTCATAAATGGAACATTCATTTTCCCTACAATAGTAGCTATTCGTGGAACCGTAGCATATTCTTTCAGTATTTCAATGATACCAGTCCCACAGTCTTCTAATAGTTGAATATATCTAGTTTGGTATCCTTGCAAAGCCTGTAAAGATTGACTGGCTACAAGTGCAAGAGCCGAACCAGATTTTAAACTGGATTCAGGGTTTCCCCTGTTTACGGAGTTTACTCCAGAGATAGTTTCCATTGCTTGAATATAAGAATCTCTTTGGTTGAAAATTTCTGGAGGTGTACTTAAGAGATTTAATGGTGCTGGAGGAGCAAATTTCCCATCGTAGTAAATAAGATTCATCCCACCAATTATTTCCGAAATAGAAATATTGCTACCCCTGGCAGAAGTAATAGATTGCACGCCAAAATTTTCCTGGTTAGTTTGGATTGTGCTATTTAAGGAATCCAAAGCCGTTTGGATTGGAAGCATATCAAAGGCTACAGAATAAGCAAAAGGAGTGCCGTACAATCCATTGTAAAACAATGGATGAATGGGAATTTTTGAGTAGGGAAGTTGGCTATCAAATAAAATTGTTCCGCTTATAATAAATTCTGTATATCTTCCTCCAGGCACTGCTTTTGTGTCTTCATGGTAAAATTTGTAGACTGGAATTACGTCCTGATCTATAATTTTATAATAATCCATAAAATCATCCATTATTCTAGTTCTTTCTTCGGATGAGTTTACGATTTCATCGTATTTTTCTGGATACTTTGCAGCTAGTTCGTATTTGTTTACATACTCTCTATGAATTAACCATACCCTGTCTTCAAACTTTTTTAGATAAGGGTGACGAATAATATCAACTCCAGAACAAGATGAAAATTCAATGTCTCCGTTTCTGATAGTATTTCCATTTTCATCAACACCATATTCTTTTCCAGCCAATGGATTCCAGTTTTGAATTACAAATCCTTCCCCCAGGTAAATAGCAAATTCGGCTGCTTCAACTATAAACTTTTCTAATCTATGTTCTCGCATATAATAATCGAGTAAACCTACAGAAAGTTTAGTTTGTGCCTGACTTTCATAATCATTGTTTATTGCTCTTGCGTCGTAAGTTGGACGCTGTGAAACTGTTATAGATAAAATTGATTGTAGTATTGACCTATAATGATTTATATAAAGAGCCGAAAATTCATCTACTTCCCCAGTAGAAACAATTTGTCCCAAATGCTTTGTAGCTTTAAAATATTGGTTATATGAATTTCTCCAAATTACCATTAACCCAGATACGGAAAGAAAATCATAATAATTTATAACCTTCTTAACTAACTCGGAACCTAACTCATCTGTTTCTGCTACGGCAAAATAAGAATCTTTCATTTACCATCCTCCTCTGGATCTTTTAAATAATTTTTTTATGCTGTTAAAAGTTTCAACATCTTTATTTTCATTTCTTATATAATAATTATATTTATCCTTACCTAAATTTTGTATCACTGGATTTGTATATTGATCTATATTTCTAATCATATACATTAATGCAGCCAGTGCGTCATAATGACCGTAAATGTCCGAAACATCAAAAGCGTTTCTTTGATTATTCCATACTCCAGATTCCAGGCATCCGATTAGTTCTCTACATTTTGGGTGTACTTTTAATCTGCCCTGACCTATAAAAACTCTCATCTCGTTTATCATTGCAGTCAAAGTATCTTTGCCAGTTGGTGAAAAATGAATTTTATGAAGTATAGATAAATCTTGTAAAAAAATCACATTGTTATTGTCGGATATCCGCATGGGAGTTTCAAAATCATATTTATTCCATAATTCATTCTCTATGACTACAATTGTTTTTGCAATTAGTTCTGAAGTTGTTTGCGAGCCAGAAAAAATAGCTTCGTCTTCTATTTGCAATGTAGCTTTTTTAAAGCTATAGTAACCAAACAAAATTGCAGTTTTGTGTTTTCCTCCTATGTCCATTCCAACATAGTTTCTATACATAGCCCTATATCCATCTAGTTCAATTTCTCCCATGTGTAAATGGGTTTTCCATTCTGGTATAATTACCGATTCTTCATCAACGACAAATTCACAAAGATACTCCCTTCTCCATGTAGTAGAGTCTTCTCCTCCAGCTTCCTGGCAATAATCAAGTTTCGTTTCATAAGAAATTTCTGTATTATCGTTAATTGTATATATAGAATAAAAGTTAAGAGCCTTTGCTTCATGGCAGAGCCTTGTGAAATAGTGTGCTGGGGTTCTGGATGGCGTGCTTGAAACAATTGTTCGTCCTCCTGTAGTAAGCGTTTGGGGCATAAGGATATCTTTCATTACATATTCTAAGTCTTCCACGAACCCAGCTTCATCGATTAAATTAAGATCAGATTCATGCCCTCTTAGATTTTCAGCATTATTGTTGTCGCATCCAGTCACATGAATATAACTATCAGTAGATGGGAAATAATAATGTCCCATCATTGTTTTAAATTCTGGTCTTAATTTTTCTGGACAATCTTGAAAAATTTTAGTAAAGATAGGTTGCACAATTTCACGCAATTGTTTTTGAGTAGGAGCTGCAAATCTGATATGAGCATTTTTTTTCTGCAATGCGTGTTCACAGGCAATCAAACAAAGAATAAATGATTTTCCAAAACGACGTGAACAGTTTACTACAAATCGTTTTGATTTGGATTCCATTATTGCTTTATACAAAGGGACTTGATGATCTTTTAATTTATAAAATAAATCTCCATTATTCCAGCATTCATTTATATATTGATTTAATAAAATAGATTGTTGTTCTTTAGTTACTTGAGACTGTTTTTTCTTCGCCATTTGAACCTAGCATCAATTGCTTTATTACATTTCTTCTTTGTTCTTTGCTTAATTCCTGTATTTCGCTTGAAGGATCTTTTATTGCTTCTTGTGTATCTTTATCATATCCCCTGGATGCACCTTTTGTTTTTAAATAAAATATAGTAGCCTGTAAATTTTTTTCTTTTATCAAAGAAAGAAGAATTGCTTCAGCAAAATCTACTGTAGAATTTTCTATGCTTTTTACATGTTCTGCATATACCTGGTCATTTTCCATCCATTGCTTATGAATATCGTATGGAATATTTGCCATTTTACAAGTTTGATGAATCAAACCCATATTTCTGGATAGTAATTCAAGAAGCCGTTTTTTTTCGGATTCTGCTGCTCTTTTTCCTACTCTATATTTTATTTTTTTCATTGTATTTTTTAAACTCTAGAGAAGTGACACGAACTTCTAGTTCTTGGATTCTACTTATTACATCACCGCCAATAGAATCATATTCATGGCTTTTCTGTAATTTTAAAAATCTTCTTGCTATGTCATACACTAAAATAGAAATAAATACCAATGCTCCACTTATGTAAATCATATTATCCCCATGACAAATGCTTTGCCGTATTTTTCATCTTTTATCATCAATTTTAAAAACTCTTTTTTCTCCATTTGAGAAAGCCTGAATATTTCTTCTGGTTTCATTCCTAACTGTTTACTAATTTCTTTTACTGATTTCCCAGAATCCAACAAAGTTTTTACTATCTTTTCCATTGGTTCCAGTAAATGAGTGCCTCTTGCTCGGTTATGGGTTATCGTCCCATAAATATTTTTCTCGTTTGAATCGTGTTCTACTGTAACCACCGGAACATTGTTGTCAAGCATTGTTTTAAGTGGTTCTCTTCCAGCCACAGTCCATCTATGGAATCCATCTATAATTGTGTAGTCTGGTCGAATGACTATCGGCAATGTCCATCCATTAGTCAAAATAGACTGGATTAACAATTCTAAATTTTCCTCAAGAACCTTGTTCGGGTTATAATCATTGGGCTTGAGTAAATCCCTGGAAATTATTCTTACTTTTTTAATCGGTGCTAAAACGTCCTGCATGTTCCCTATACCTATAGATATCGACTGTGATCGACCTTATTGTTCTTTTTTTTGGATCTCCAGATTCCATGACGGAATAAAGCCTTTTGAATATGTTTTGTTTTTCTTTGTGGTTGAGTGAGGATATGTCTCCAGCACGCTGGAAAAATAGTGTGTTTATTTTTTTTCTTTCGAAAGAAAGAGTATCTGCCTCTTCCCGTTCTTTGTACTTTTCCCAAAATAATACTTCCCAATCAGATTTTGAGTCATCTTCTCCTGTTAGTCGTTTTCGACGGTGCGTGCTTCGGCGGAACATCTCAGAGTCCCAGTAGTGCATCGCTAGATAGGAGTTTGGCTCTCGTTTGATTATCTTTTCGTATAAATTAGGATAATACTCTACCATCTTTACAAGACATCCAGCAGTGTCAATAGAAAAAAATTGAGATATTCTTAAACGGTTCTGATGGATTCCAGATTTCCACATATAAAGATATGCTTCTGGGATCTCTACATTGTTTTCGTAAAGATAGAGCCAAACGTCATTAAGACTCCAGTCATAAATTGGATATAGTTTATTGGATTCTTTTTTCATAGAAATTCCAATTGCTCTCTGTAGGGATTCATGTGCTCTTATTCCCATAACTACTTTTATATTAAGAGAGTCTATAAATTGCTGGTATGACCACCCGTTTTTAAATTTCTTATGAGATTTTATTGAAAATTCTGGTTTTTGCCTTATCCATACGTCTCGCTTTGATTCATCCCAGCATATAAATGATTCGTCATTTGTGAGCTGGTTAAAACAGTTATAGTGTTTTATAGGAAGACATATCCAGTCAAAAGTACATCCCAAACGAAGAAAAATCTCTCTCCATTGCATTACTATTCTTTCGACGCATGGATAAATTGCCTCTTCATCTATAAAAATAACATGAACATTTTTTGCTGGGATCTTTTTCTTTTTTAAAAGCTGAACCGCAGCATTTACAAGAATCAAAGATTCTTTCCCTCCAGAAAAAGCTATGTAAGCATCTCCAGAATTAAAAATCTTTTCCATTCTATTTTGCATTTCATCAAAAACATTTTTGTTTTTTGAATACTTTATCATAGAGTAATAACTTCACCGCACCCTGGGCATATAACTGCTTTGTTTGCTGATTTTGTTTCCGATTTACTTCCTTCTTCTTCAAAAATAGATTTTCCTGTGCTTTCTGTCTGAGGAACTTCAAAATTTTCTATTGCCTGGTTAGTGTCTCCAAACAATTTCAATAAAGTTTCTGTATCAAACCCAGGAATTTCAGGAGAATCAATTTCTTTTATTAAATCGTATAATAATTTATTATCGTCTCTTCCCAGGTCTCCCAGTTTATTATCTGCAAGTAGCAATTTTACTTTTTCTTCTTCTGAAAGGTTATGTTTTCTGATAACAGTGCAGTCTTCCCAGCCAAGTGATTTAAGAGCCATCACCAAACCATGTCCAGCAAGTATAACATTGTTTTCGTCTATTACTACTGGTCTTATTTGACCAAATCTATCTACAGATTTTGCAAGTTCATTGATTTGAAAATCATTGTGATGTCTTGGATTTTTGGGGTGTGGTCTTAATATGTTTATTTTTACTGTAGTTGTTTTCATTTCATTAGCACAAGTAAAGAATCTATCCTATTTAATATTTTATTTAATAATATTAAATAATTTTTTTGATTTTCGCTTAAAAGTCTCCCGTAGTATGCGTATTGATTCAATTTTTTAAAATTTATTATTATGTCTTTATGTATTTCATAAAATTTTGCATTGTCTTTAGAACAATAATTAAACCATGCACCATACCCCCAGAAAGCCATAATCAATTTTACGTTTTGACGTTTTTTATTTTTTTCAGATACCATTGATTTTAGTTTTACGCTGTTAAAAAAAGAAATATGATTATTTTCGCTTAGTTCTGTTATTTCAATTTCTTTTTGTATGTAAAATCTTGCTTTTTTCAAATCATTTATTATGTTTTTTTTACCTACAGTCTTTTTTCCCATTCTCGAAAGATAGGTAAAGGCATTATAAACAAAAGCACAATCCTGAAATCCCCATTCACACGCTACCTGAATAACTTCATAAATCGTATTTTCCGCATAGTATATTTTCATTTTCTTATTTTATCTATCATATTTATAAGTTTTCTTAATTGGTTAGCTTTGTTTACAGCTTCTTCTCTAGAACATTCTTTCATCTTTACATAATCTGAAATTTCATATATAAAATATTTTTTATTCATTTTCTTCCTTTTATTTCTTTAATTTTATTTAATTCTTTTTCAGTAAATTTTAAATTTATTTCTTCGTCACTAACTAAATATAAAATATGTTGCAAAGCATAGTAAAATTCTTTATCTTTTATTCCCAGCTTTTTCATAAATCCATTTCCTCTAAAAATAGCTTGCACAAATACTCAAAATTGTTACATTCCATTTTAAGTTCATTTAATTGTTTTATTTCTGGATTGTCTTTAAATTTACGTATAGAAATTTCTATCATTTGAATTGACATTTGTATATCCATAAATAAATATATAAAACTTTCTTTCATGGTTGTATCTTTATCCAGCATCCTTCTAGTTTTTTTAATTGACTCGCTAAAATTAAAGCTTCTTTTTTTATATCATCATCACTTATATAATCATAATAGTCATACACTTCTTCTTCTAAGTCTTCAAGGCTTTTTAATTCCTCTTCTAATTGATAATATTTATCATGCCATAAAACATTTATTTCAGTAGCATGGTATCTTCCAAACAAACCACTCCCGCAGCCTACTTCATCGTCTACCCAAAAATGTATTTCATCCTCTGGGTTTTCTTTTTGTAGTTGTTCTATAAGCTCTTTTACTTTCATTCCTTCTCCTTAAAATGTACACACCCAAACATTTCACCAACATAGAAAGCTGCACTATAACCTTCTGAATCATGATAAATTAATTGATCAGTGTTTTCAAGCTTCCAATCGTATCTTAAATTACTATTATGACATTTTCCTCGTTTTATTTTTTTTATGACTTCATTTGTTTCTTCATCAATTATTTCATCGGTTCTATCGTATTTATAAAACTTACAATCTTTGCAATACATACAGGTCTCCTCGATGTCCAATATAAAATATTTATTATCCATTTTCTTCCTCTATCTCCAAATTATCCTTTATCATATTTTCGATCCCTTTATACTTTTCCTTAAATCTTTTTATCCATGCAGCATACTCATAATACTTTCCAGTGCTATACAAAAACATTTTAAGATCGGTATTTTCAACTAGCAATTTAGAAAGCGTATTATTTGCCGTCTCCAAATCGCCTTGATCGGTATTCATAAGATCCGCAATTGTTCGGTTACATATATCAAAGTATTTCTGGTTCATTCTCTTCTCTACTTTGATTCGCTATTCTTAATCTAATTATTTCCTCGATTAGATACTCTTTAGAATATTGCTCATAATGTTTTTTTGCATCTTCGATAGTCCATACTAATTCACAATTTATTATTTTATCCATTTTCTAATTTATCCCTCAAAGCTCTAAGTATTATTTCAAGCTCAATGCAGTTTGGTATTAAATCGTCCTCTAGTTCGTTTTTAGCCATTTTTAAATTAAATTGTTTTATGCTTGTTTCAAATAAACCTAAGTGAAATTTAACTTCTGAATAATAATAATCTATTTCATTAAAATAATTATTCCTTCTGTCATCAGCACAATTTTCTAAAACTTCTGGGAAAATTATATTTTCTTTTAAATATTCTACATGATATTCCATATGTTTTTTAAGTGCTTCTTCAAGTTCCATTAGTATCACGCTCCTGTAAATATTTACTTATCATATCCTCTATTGACAGGTTTAAATATTCCATTCCGTTTTTTCTAAACCATATAAAAAAATCGTATAGCTTTTTATGATCTTCGTTTCCCATTAATATCCCCACGCCTTTAATGTGTATTCAAATTTAAGAGTCTGCTTTACATAAACTAACATTTGTCTAGCTATATCCTCTATTTCACTTTGAGCATGATCCGAGTATCTTAATTTTAAAAAATTGGCAAAGGATCTCATATTGAAACTTAGGTCAGATTGAATTTGACTGTTATAAGTTTTAAAATATCTTGCAGTTTCCTTTGCTCTTTTACGGCCATATTGTTTTTCCATGTCCTTAAGGCATTCATGGTATAACCAATTTGAAATTTTAGTATGATCCTCCAATACCTCGCCCCAATTACCATGTCTTTCAGGTATAGTCCATTCATTATGTTTTACGAAATCTACTTCGCAGTTATAAAAATCTTCTGGGATGTAATACTTGTCCTCTTTTAGTTCCTTATATCTGGCAGATTCAGCATTTAAACTAGAAATACGATGTTTTAAAAGATGAATATGGCTGGCAATATCACAATCTACCAAAAAATGCACGATTCCTTTTTCGAACGGAGTTTCATGTCCATTATTCCACAAGTCTTTTAATAGCTTCGGAATCCTGGCACGCTTTTCTTCTGTGAGTTCTCTGGATGTACTTGTCCATGCACTACAGGCTATAAGTTCATCACTGCCATAGACTCCAATTAACTCCACTGTGTTATTCATCTTTACAATTTTCCATTCTAAACAATAAAGTTTCGCTGTAGTATTTTAAATCGTCGCAGTGTCGTAAAATTAAAATTTTTATATAATCACTTTGCGGATATTTTTTAAATTGGTTTATTGAATATTTAAGATGTTTTAATTCATTCTGTATTTCATTTAGTAAAGCCATGTCGTCTTTTACTAAATAATCCATCTTAGATAAAACCTGGCTTAAAGCAGCTATTGCACCCAATCTAAAATGCAGCGACTGTTCCACGTTATCGCTTTTTGCTAACCTATTTATATCTTGAAAATCTAATATGTCTTTTTTAATTTCTTCTTTTAGTTCTGGTATCATGGTTGTATTTTAATCCAAGTTCCTTCTAGTTTATTTCTGCTATTAATTTCTTCATAAATTAAGCTTTCCCATTCATGCTCATCATTATATTCACAATCAATTTTAGCTTGTTCTTCTATTTCTTCCTGGTCTAAAATGTTGTGTTCGTTTTGGTAATATTCTAAATGTCCCATAATCATAATTTTCGATGCATAATATTTTTGGAATTCACCACCACCACATCCAACCTCATCGTCTACCCAAATATGCACTTCATCTTCTGGGTCTCGTTTTTGTAATTCTGTAATCAGTTCTTTTACTTTCATTATACAATAATCGTCTTATTTATCATTGGATGGTTTTCGTCCACTGGCCCGAAGTCAGAATCTGGGTGATATGCAATTACTCCCATTTCCATTTCTTCGGTTATGAATCTGTGTACTTCCCCTTTCGGAATATACCAGGAATCCCCTCTCATAATCTGATAGTATCCATTCTTTGTCTCCGCATACCCTTTCCCGTATGCAACGATCCCGGCACGATACGATGGATGAGTGTGAAATGTCTGCTTTATCCCTTTTGGAAAATGCAAATGGTTCAAGCATGGCATTCCACGCTTCACGGGAGATATCAATAGACTATCAGTACATCCATCTATATATTTCAACCGACCCTCTCCCTGTTCGAGCCTTCCCAGGTGAAAAAACGGTTTTTCGTCCCGAGAACAAATTATAAACCCGACACTATCTCTGCTAAATACAATCTGGGTTTTCCCACAACACGAAAAATACATTTTGGGGTATAAATCGATATGAGCCTGCAACTCGTTCCAAATCGTCCCATGACCACTTTCCAGATATCCGTAAATCGCACCAGAATCGATTTCTAGGCTATTTGGATTAGCAATGAATCTTTCGGTATGTGAAATTTCATGGTAGTGTGTTTTTCTCAATTCATATAACTGCATATTTACAAATATGTCCATGTAGATTTTTATGTCAAAATAAAAATACTCGTTCCAGGAGAAAATTGAAAAAAACATCCATAGTTTGGGAGAGGCTAGGAAGGTAATGGTGAAAGTGAAAGTAATCATACCCCCCCCCCAGCTCAAAATAATCTCAGTTCTTAAAATCGCAGTTCTTAAAATAAAAGTTCTGGCTATAAAAGTTCCAATAGTCGCAGTTCTTACAATCAACGATCTGATAGTCGCAGCTCTTACCATAAACGATCTGACAATCAATAAACCGATAGCCAGTGTTCCGATAGTAAACGATCTGATGATTTCCCCGGGTATGGTCGTATCACGATTTCCCGGGTAAATGTATCACAAAAACGACATTCTCTATATTCATATATAAACATAGTTTTTCATCTATTTTCATATATTCTCATTCTATACGTTTATCTATAAATATCTATATTTATTAAAAAACGCAAAAAAATCTCAAAAAAACATAGAGCCCCCTTTTTGGTTTAAAAGTATATCTATAAATATCTATAGATATCAATAAATATCTATACATATGAATGAGAATGTTTATAGATATCTATCTATGTTAATCTATGGTAATTGATATATATATATATAAAAAAAATGAAAATCCCAGCCAGCTTATATATATATATAGTATAATTTAATATATATATATGAATGTATATGTCCATAGAGAATATTTATAGATATACATAGATTCTAAACTATGAAAATATATTATCAAAATTTACTAAATTTTTTAACGAATATAGATGAATATAGATGAAAAAATATGAATGTATAGCTAACAGGTGTGTAGTATTGTGTCAAAATTGTGTCAAAACGTGATACAATAGTAAATTTGCTTACTAACTACTGTTTTTTTTGGGTTTTTTCGATTTTTTAAAAAAAATGGGTGAAAACCTATATCCACTCCACAAAAAAAAATCCAAGAAAAACGGAAAAAAATAAGATATCTATATTGACAAAAAAATCCATGGAATTATAGTATATAGAGAGAGGAAAAAAATATGGTTTATATCTTAATTGACGGTCAATTCTATCGGATTTTCAAGGAATCCGATAAAATGGAATTATTAAAAATCTATGCTAAAAACAAAAATGCTAAAATTTACACAAAAAAAATAAAGGGAAAAAAAACACTATGGAAAACAATCTAACATTCATCGAAAAACTCGAGCTTCAGAAAAATCTTTCTACAGTTACAAATGAACAAAAAATAAAAGACTTATACGACAAAAAAATAAGTTTTTATTTATGGGGGGCAGCTGGCACGGGTAAAACTGAAAAAATTTTGAATTTAGCGAAGGGAAACGGTGACATAGTGAAAACTATGTCAGTGACTCCCTTGTCGACGAAAGGCGAATTTTATGGGTTTATGTCTGTGGACGGTTCAAGGTACGTTTCCACACCGTTTCGTGAAGCGTATGAAAATGGATATACATTTCTTTTGGATGAAATGGATAACATTTCTCAAAATCTATCGGTTTCTTTAAATCAGTCTTTAAGTCAATCGGTATTGACTTTTCCTGATAAGACTGTAGAAAAACATTCAAATTTTCGTTTTTTGGGTACTGGGAATACTAATGGTATGGGGGGAAATTCAAGTTTTTCAGGCCGTCAAAAATTGGATTTTTCATTTAAAGATAGATTTATCCCTATCGAATGGACATTCGACAATAATTTAGAATATAGTCTATGTAAAAATGGGAAATGGGTTTCACTTGTTCAAGCTATTAGAATGGCAGTTCAGAAAAATGGAATAGGCATTCAATGCACGATGAGAAGTTCAATTTATGGTGATAAAATTTTAGAATCACAAAAAAATATACCCATTTTAGATTTATTGGAAATGACTATTTTTAAATATCAATTGTCCACAGAGACAAGAAATAAAATTTTAAATTCTTGTGAAATGGAAATAAAGAATTTCTTGGATGAAAACGAAAATGAACCAAAAAAAGAGGAAATCGAGGAAACCTTTTCTAGTCAATCCGAGACAGTAGAAACGATTGAAATTAAAAAAGTAAATAAATTTAACTTTACGATCGGAAACCCTGAAAAAATCCAAGAATATCAAAGTAAAGGTTTTTCAGTATGTACCATCGATAAAAGTCAATTGCAAAAAAAGAATAACTTACTTCACTTTGACGGTCAAATAACTCTAGAAAAATTGCAATCAATAGGAAATGAAAACATAGTTTTTGTGACACACACGACCGAAAAAAAAGAATTGATAAAAGCACAATTAAAAGGTTTAGGTTTGCTATGAAAAAAACAATTGAAGGTGAAAATTCTATCTATGAATTTACTTTTTCTGAATTTATGGAAATTCAAAAAATAGACTATTCTAAAAAAAATTCAAGCTATCAGTCACAAGTTTTTGGTAATAAAGAATTTTTCGGTACTATGGATTTTAAAGAGTCTATGTATCTATTAGAAAACGGTCAAAAAGAAAAGCCCTTAGAAATAAGGGATTTTTTAAAAGATTTAAATTTTAGTAGTACAGAAAATGAAATGATTTTAAGTTATGAGGGATTTTCAATTGATATATCTGAGTATAGTACTGGGAATCCCGAATGTATGGTAAATTTACTTGAAACAGAAAAAGAGAATAAAAATATAACAATTTACTACAATTGTAGCTACAATGGAAATATAGACTCAGAAACCATAAAATACTATGGTCAAATGATTCTTTCTTTGATAGAAATTTTAGAGTCTAAAAACATAAATATAAAATTGATTACAATTGATCGGACGGCCGATAGTAACAGGGTCATTCATAACATATCGATAATTTTAAAAGATTTTTCTGAGTCTATGGATAGGGATAGAATTTCATACTGTCTATCTAACAATTCATTTCTAAGAAGAAACCTTTTTAAAATGTACGAACACATATTAGAGGAAAATTATAGAAAAGATTTTCTATCGGGGTACGGTACCGCAATTTGTGACTTAAACAAAGTAAACGAAACGGATATTTTTATTTCTTCCCCATATGCAAACAAGAAAAGAGAATATTTTATCGAACAATTGAAAACAATTTTAGAAAAGTATAAATAATTTCCATAGATTAGGGATAAAAATTTTATCCCATTTTTTAATACTATAAATTTTTTTATAGTATTAAAATTAAAAATAAAGGAAAAAAACAATGAAAACAATTAAATATGAAATTAAGCACGAAAGAATTTTAGTAAAATCTAAAATCAAAGAAAATGATTTTTTAGAATATCCATATATTTTAATATATGATAAAACCCACAGAGAATATATAATTTGTAATTATACTCTCTATTATGAGGAAAACTTAGAAATTATATGGTTCATAGACATTCAAGACGATTATAATTATTTGACGGATAGTATTATGGGGATAGAAATTGAAATCATAGGTTTTCTTGAAACAATTCCATACAACTATGAATATGAGGAAAATGTTATGTATAAAAGGGAATATGAAAAGGAATTATTAGAAAAACTAGAATTAAGAGGAAAATGCTAAAATGAAAAGAATTCTTATCGAAAACATAGACTATATAATCAAAAATAATAATTTAATTTTACTGAAGGAAATAGAATCTAAATTCTATAAAATGAAAATAAAGGTAAAAAATAAAGGATATTCTTTTTTTAAATATGGGATAGAAGAAGAAGAAAAAAATGTTTTTGAAATTTATTTTGAAGACATAGGCGGGGAATGTCATTTGTATTTCAATGAAATTTTAGAAAAAATTTTTCAAGTGGAAAATGAAAATAATTTAATTAGTTTAACAATTTACTAAAATGAAAAAGATAAAATTATATTTTTTGCAGCTTCCATTTTTGAGATACAAAAGACGGTACTGTGTAGTACATGAAAAACATATCCATAGACTTGAATATGAAAAAAAGCTTTTCATAGGATACGACACAAGAAAATACTAAACATATGTGCAGCTCATTTGAGCTGCTTTTTTTTTGCCCTATCCCTGGACGGTTTCTCCCCGGAACTACCAGAACGAATATTAAGCAGATCGGAATCCAGAAAAATATATTAAGCAGATCAGGATTCCGAAAAGTTATATTAAGCAGATCGGAATCCCAAAAATTTATTTTAATTTTTCTACAACTCTACAATGAATCTGATCACCGAATTTTTTTGGTTCCATGTTTTCGTAAAAACATTCGTTTTTTACTTCATAAATTCGACTTATATGCAGACCCAGTGCATGACCACAAACCCATCCGAGTAAAATGCTAATTGTCGCTGTTCTTAATACTGATACCACGTTCTATTCTCCTTGCACATTCCTGTGCTATTTTGGTAAGTCCCCACTGGTTATTCCATCTTGGCTGGGAATAAATCCAGTTCCCGATATCTACTTCAGCTCCCTTGTAGAGACGGCGACACTTTGCCACCGCCTCATCAAATTTTACTAGATAATCAGGCTTTACCATTTGTTTCTCCAGTATCGATCCGCTTTGTCCTCCAGATAATCCTGCATTTCTTTTTCGGTAGGCTCGTAAATGTCATCATCTTGTTCCTGTTCGTCTTCGTCGTATAAATCCTCATTAGAAATCATCCATTTCCTCCGTTTCGCTGTCTTGATACATATCGTAAAGAGACACAAATTCATCCCTTTCCCCGTCCTGTACAAATTCCATCAATTCAAACATATCGATAGGAGTATTTTCATCCAATATTTCTACGTGCATGAAATAAAATTTACCGTTTTTCATAGCAGGCAATTGGATTTCCTCTGGGATTCTGTCACCATCGATTTCTTGTATGGCAATTTTCACGTCGAAATCTTCAACGTGAGCTTTAGGGATTGAACTGTAGCGACGTAATACTCTGTCAGCTTTGGGATCTTTGCTATTAAGCAAATCCAAAAATTGAGTTTCCTTGTAATGTACTTTAGCCATTGCAAGCACAAAATTTTTGAATTTGATTTTCTGTTTTACATCTAACTGTTTAATCATTTGTTTTCTCCTATACTTATAATATCGGAGATGGACTATTTTGTCAACTAAAAAAATATTAAATCATATTATTTTTTTCATTTTCAACAATTTGTATTTTTGTATCTAAATCCGATCGAACTAAAACGACCGTTTCTAAGATATAAAAATCTTTTTCTGGGTTCATTCTGGATAATCTTATGGCTTCGTTTTTTGCTTGTTCAAAACTATAATGTTCTCTAGAAGAAAGGTTTTCTGTTTTGCCCTCTGATTTTTGTTTTACTAAATAAAATCTTTCCATTAAAATATTTTATCTCCATTTTCATCCATTGCAGGATCAGTTTGTTTTTGTTTGTATGACAATGGCTGAATAAATTTTAAAACAAGAACTGCTTTTGTTTTTGAATTTCCTTCAACCGTGTATGATTGAATGTCTAGCTCACCGCTAACAATAACCAATTCCCCTTTTTTATATTGCATTAACTTTTCCGCAGAATCCCTCCAGGCATTAATATCAATAAAAAACGATTGGTCTTTGTTTTTATTGTAAGCCATACTGCAATTAGCGAGATCATGCTCGCCAACTTTTTTAAATTCTGGATCTTTTGTGAGTCTTCCTATTAATTGTAAATTATTTCTCATAGGAAAAATACCACATAAATAGCCAATGCAATAGTAAATAAAATTAAAAATGTTTCATAATTATTTTCAATTCTTACCCGTCGATTCATTAAGTTCATATTTTTAATATGCCTTTTTATTAAATGTTTTTCATTCATCTTTTTTCCCCTTGTGATTTTCTAATAAATTTAATGCCTCTGTCTTTATGTAAAACTTTGCATTATTCCATCTTTCAAATTTCAACTTACTCCGTTTTAAAACTAAATGAATAGTCGTTGGATTTATCTGGGTTAATTTCCAGAGATCATGAGCTGTTGCATAAATATTTCTATCTACAATTATAAAATTGTTTATAATACGTTTATGATTTATTCGTATTCGTTTTCTTTCCTCCAATTCCTCTTTGTATTTATCAATATCAGCCTGGGAGTACATAATCTTTTTCCCAACTTGTTTCCGCTTTATGCTTTTATTGTCTCTTATCGATTGTTTCGATATTCCATCTAATTGTTTATATGCGTCTTCTAAACTAATTAGTTCCATCATTATTTTTCTCTCCTTCGTTTTCTTCTCCAAATAACCAACTAAGCAAAACAGAAACCCCAGTATCTCTGTGAGTAGTAGTAAACTTTACCGAACCAGTAATCTTTGCTGTGGGAAGTCTTTTAAGCATTCTACCATAAGATGAATCCCAGGGAGTATTCTGTAAAATTCTTTTTATGACATAGCTGTTCTTAGCAAAAACTATTCTATTCTCTTCAATGTCTACAATTATTCCTGATCTTCTTAATATATTATTTGCGTCTTCAAGTCTTATATTCTCACCATTGTTATTGGATGCAGAAATAAATATCAACTCCCCTATGGTTATGTCTATAGGTCTGTTGTCTGATGTCGTTGTTCTCAATTGATGCTGTAGTATGACATTCAAACAAGTAGTTTCGTCTTTCTCTTCTTTTGATGTCGCAGAATCATTCAAATCAATCTGTCTAATAAATAGGATTGCCTCATCCTGTGTAGCTACACCGTCATATAGTAAATTATAGCAACCAGCCATCAGAGTGCCTAACTGATCTCCAGCCCTTTGGTTTGATAAAACCTCGGCAACTACCCTGGCAAATACTTTTGCATTCTGCCTAATCACCGGAACAAGTTTGATCGCCCTGGATCTAATCTTGGCACAATACGACTCTGTTAAAACAGTATTTACCAAAACAGATAGCTCATGGAAAAGTTTTACTTTGTTGGGTCTATTGTCTTCCGT